TTACTTTCAGGGTGAGCCCAATCAATAGTAAATAAATATTTTCCATGATGCCACTTTTTATCTTTACCAATATACTTTCCTGAAGAAGCTGTTAAAATAGACCAGCTAGTAACAGTAGGATAATAACTAAAAGAATTCCAAAGCTCAAGTTCATCAAGTCGTCTGATTGGTACTTCTTCTGCTTTAAAGCCACGTTGAATAAATGCACTAATAGGCAAGCGATAGAATATTGCACCGTTCTCCATAAGAGCATGCCATAATATTGCACGTCCACCCATACTTGTAATACCAAAGATAATACAATCTTCAACTTCGCCGTGATGTTTTTTACAATCATATAAATACTCCCTTCTAATTTGTGCATATGTTGCTGGTATGTTTGCATTAAGATATGACAATTAACACTTCCATCTTCTTCTAGCTTGTCTGATTCTAGAGTTAGGATCATTCCTTGTTTTAGCAGAGCTTCTTTTTAATTGGCCTAATGATCTTGCGCAATAACTTTTTCTACGTTTAGCTGCTTTACTTCCAGGTTTTACTTTACCAGTAACTGCAGTTTTTAATTTAGAACCTGGGTTAGCTCGTCTATAAGCTTTTACACCTTTAGAAGTCATACCAGCTCCTGACTTAGTTGATCTAAAGTTACCAGACTTTACTGAAGTTTTAATACTTCTTTTAGTTCTAGCCATTATGAATAATCACTGAAACTACTGTTGTCATTTACTGAATCACCAAAAGTTCCGCCTCTTGCATTATTACTTTGACCTGGATCCCCTCCGTCAAATTGATTTGTATAATTTCCTTGAGGAGTAGTACCAAAACCTGGTTGGCTTTCTGTAGGATTATTATAAGTCATCATATCATAAGTTACCATATTACCTTGAGGATCTGTATCAGTATAGTTTTGAGTATTTTTATTTGTTTGAAATTGACTAAACATACTTTTACCTATTGCAAGAGGAATTGCATAAGGTCCTAGAGCTAATCCTATAGCAGCATTCTTAGCTATATTTTTTACTCCAAGTTTTTCAGAAACATAAGAATTAAAAGAAGTTAAATTCTCTGTAAGAGTATCGTTAAAATTTCCTACAGTATCTCCAACTTTATCAAAGTCCCATTCAAATTTATTTTTAGAAGATGGTGGTGGAGGAAGTATAGTATTATTATCATTACCTTGATCCGGTGTTTTAGCTATATAACAGACACCGTTAACAGACATTCTTCCATCAGCGCATACAAATTCTTCCATACTATCTACCTTGTCCTTTATATCTTCGTTGAGATTTTTGTATCTTCTCAGATTTGTTTTGAGATTTCTTGTGAACGCCTGGTCTTTTCTTAGGCTGATCTCTTGGCACGAAGTGTGTGAACTTCTGCTTAGCCATTACTCTTTATCTTTAGGCTTTAGTTGAATAATTTTTGCTTCATTCTTTTTTGTAATTTCTCCAGCAGATGTATAATTTTTAATTTTACCTTTGTACAATAATCCACCTGAATAACTACTAGATACATTAGCATTAGCTGTTATAGTATTACCTTCATCGTCAAAAGTACTTTCAGCTTTAGTTGCTACGAAATCTTCACCATTATTTCTTGACATAATTAATCCTTAGCTGTCTTTTTTAATATTTTTATATCTTTATCAGATACGGGAGTAAGTTTAACACCTTTTAATTTTGTAATTGCTGCTTGAGTAGCTTTAGCATAAGAGTTAGAACCTGATTCAGACTTATCACCTTTAATTATATCTATATCTTTATCAGATACGGGAGTCATTACACCAGGGTTTCCTCTTTTTCCTGGATTGCTTTCTTCACCAGCTACATCTCTCATGTTAGGTTTGTCACCTTTTTTAGTAATGTAAGCCATAATTAACCTCTTTTAATTTTTTTTATAAAAGCAGCATTATCAGAATGAAAACTAGAGTTGCCTTTAGTTTTATCTTGAATAGTATTTGCAGCAGATGGATCTTGATGTGGTGGATGTGCTTGAGGTGTAAAACCTGCGGCAGCTCCACTTGAATTATATTGAACAGCTGTTCTAGTTGTCATTTGTGTTTTAGTCATTAATATATACTCCCAGTTATATTTAGTTTTCCAATGAAATTTTCCATTTCATTTTCTTTTCTTGTTTGTTCTAGTACTACTTCATCGTTAGGATTCTGCATAGCTTTTTTAATCATAGCTGCAGGCTCGATAGCTCCAGGATTTTTTTCATAAAATCTTGCATTAGATTTTTTAACATCTTCAACTGAATAGTTTTTAGTGTTATGATTACTAATACTTTGTCTTGTAAATGGGTTACTCATCTTTTAAATCCTCCGTTGTGCTTAATTTTTTATTTAATATACTCTGAAAACATGACTGTGTAAAGGTCGGAAGTAACATTTCGCTAATAGGCGATTTATTATGATTACAAGACCATGAAATACAAGGTACTCCCTTCTCGTCCCAGGCTAATAAAGCATATCCTTTTAGATCCATCTTCTCCATAATCTGGAGACATGCATCATTTAAACCTAAAACTACTTCATCATCTTGTTTTTGTTCTACTTCTTTAGAAGTAGGTGGCCTATCTTTAAAAGGTCTATACCGATTAAGAGTAATAATGTTTGTCTTTTTTTGTATATTTTGTTTGTTCATAATCTTCATCGTCAGGATCATCGGGGTGTGTTACTAAAAAGCCATCACGAATACGCATTAAAGCTTGAACGCAAGTATCGTGTATGTCATCATGCTTTCCATAAGGGAAAGATCCCGATTCATCTAATACACTTTTAGTCCAATCTTCGTCCATTGTAAAGACTAACCCACCTTCGAACATGGGAGCAATAGCATGAGTTCTTGAAACTTTATCTCTATCTGGATTAAATGTAACTACAGGAACTCCTGATCTTCTCATATCTTGTATAAGAGATTGACCAGAGGCTCGTTGCTCAATCAGTACTTGATCGGGTTTCCATTCTTCGAAACTCTCTTGTGCTCTCTTTCTTAAATCAGGATACTCTAATCTTTCTTTCCATGCGTCTAATAATATTGCTGCAGCGTAAGGTACATTATTTTCATCACGAGCATTGAATACTCCCCAAGTAGTGCAAGCTGAAAAGTCAGCAGAACTTTTTGTAGAGAAGGCAGTATCATAAGATTGAAGTACATAAGATAACGAAGGGATTTTTTCTCCATCATAAATATTCCACCACTCTCTTTTGATAATGGATCCTTCATCATTACTTGGCTGCTGTTGATAAAGAGCTTGCCATACACGTTGACCGACTGTATCTTTAATTTTTTCTAAATCTTTTTTAGAATAAGCTTCTGGCCATAAAGCGTTACCTTTATCATCGATAGCAGGAAGGTCTAAAACTTTCCAATCTTCTTTACTCTCTGCTAAAATGTGGCCTGCTAAATCATCTTGATGCCATCGTGTTTGAATAATTATAATTTTTCCACCGGGTTGAAGTCTAGTGTAAGCGACTGACTTATACCATTCTACTAAATTTCTTCTTTGTGTCTCGGACTCAGCATCTTCTCTACCCTTTATAGGATCATCGATAATAAGTAGATGAGCACCTCTACCTGTAATCGCTCCACCGGCGCCGACAGCAGAATAAGTTCCACCTTGCATAGTGTGAAATCGTTTAGCTGAACTTGAATCAGCACGCAAGCCAACTTGTGGAAAGACACTATTAAAATCTGGAGAAGCTATCTGATTACGAACTTTACGACCAAAGTCATCAGCAAGTTCCTGAGCATAAGTAGATTGAATTACAAACTCTTTAGGATTATTTCCTAGATACCATGCTGGAAAGAACTCTGAACAGAGCATAGACTTTCCATGCCTTGGTGGCATAAAGACTGCTAATCTATTTATCTCTCCTTTTTCTAGAAGCTCTAAATTTTTTGCAATTAATTTTATATGTGCGGGATCCTTGTATCCAGGATATACATGCTTTGCATAATCTAACAAACTATCTCTCGATTTAGAAGTTGATAGTATCTTAGTTAAATGTTCAATGACTTCTGAAGCTCTTGGATCTTTAGTCTTTTTGTATATCTGAATAGCTGACTTTAACTTTTCCTTGATCTGGGATTTTTGCATTTTGTTTTCCGGCTCCTATCGCACCCGCTTTTTGATACTCTAAAAATTTTTCTTCTAATTTAATAAATGGTTTAATCTCTTTTTTAGTAATTTTTTTCCAATGTAAAGAAGATTGTCCAATTTTATCAAGGAACCAAGATAACTTACTTGCGTCCGCAAATCTGGCATTTACCATTTTTTGATGATGAAGATCACCTTCTTGATCAGGGTTCCCTTCTTTATAAGTTCTTTCTTTAAAGACTTCGTCATTATTGTTACCAGTAATATCTGCTCTATCGTGAAAAACTTTTATATCAACGTCTTGCATTATATCTAACATGTAAGCAACCTCAGAGACCCATGCATCATTTTGACCATGGAGACTTATGTGATCTAAACATCTAAACCAATCATAAGGTATAATGGGAAAGATACTATAAGGATGTCCTGTTTGTTCTTTTACTTTAAGAAGCTTGAATTGTCCATCAAACTTACCGATTTCTAAATCCCAATTTTTAGTTTCCATAATTGCATCGTCATTAAAGAACATTATCCAGTTACCTTGAGCATAGGCTCCTAGAGCATTATTATATAAATGTAAGTTCTCATATCCTTGTCTTGGAAATTTTATTACAGACCTAGCTGGATGTTTATCTTCTTTTAAAAAATCTATTGTAGCTTGATCATCATCATCTACTCCATAAAGTAGTTGAATTTTTGAGGGATCAGAAGCATTATCTAATAATGATTCTCTACATTTTTTAAGCAAAGATATCCTTTTTCTTGTAGGAAGCAAAATCGAAATAGTCATATGTTTATTTATTTCGTTTTAGATACTATAGAAACAAAAAAGTTGCCCACCATCACCCCTATTCAAGTAAGTCTCCCTACCAATGAATATCGCCTAGTTCTTTTATATAAACTTATATAAAAAAAATTTTTTTTTTACACAAAAATTTATACACATTTAAGCCATTCATCACTCTATCTCTCTCTTTCTCTACTAAAGAGTAGATTTCGTTTTTAAACTTTATACGATTAAAAATCGTTAAACTTAATACGTTTTTATTTTAGCTAATTATTAAAGAGAATAAGAAAATTTAGAAAAGAAAAGATAAAAAAAAAGCGTCTATAAATTAATATAGACGCTTAATTCTTTTAGTTAGATTTAAAGACTATTAACTAAATTACGAAAATATTTATTATTCTCGATAATCTCGTTCGATACTTTATTTTCTTTTATATAAGTATCGTTAGAATTTAATAAATCTAGATATAAATTCTTTTTACTTTTATCTAAGTAAGAATTTAAATCTATTAATAGATTTACTTTTTTAAATCTATTATTTTTAGTAGTATCGTATTCTATATCTATTTTACGATAATTATTATTAAACGCTAACGCTATATTAGTCGATAATTTAGCGTTCTCGTAAATATCGTAACTTTTACTTTTACTACGCTTATTATTAACTAATCTAAATAATAGTTTTTTATTAGCGTATTCTCTAAAAGATAAAGAAATTTTATTCTCTACTATCTTTTTTTCTACGTTATTTTCGATTATTTTTTTCATCTTTTTTTTCTACTTTCTATTTCTTTTAAAAACTCTTTTAATATAAAAAGATTTTATTTTTAAAAGATAATAGAATTATCTATTATTTTTTAATTAAAGTAAAATAAAAAAACGTTAAATTCTAGTATAAGTAGAAACTATTTTGTTCTCGTTTCGTTCTCTCTTTATTCTTATTATTCTAGTATAAGTAGAATTTCATATTAGTTAATAAATAACTATTATAAATAATAAAGCTAATAGAATTAATAATAAGTCTTTAAAGTATAAAATCATAATTAGTCTAACTTTCTTTTTAATTAATAAAATTAATTAATAATCTATTTTAAAAAAAAAAAAACGTTTTAATATATTTTTAAGTTACGGAAGGTCTAGAGCTTTTTCTAACAATTTTTTTATTATATTCTGATCCCTATTGCTCAATACTTTTTTCTTTCCTCCTTGATCAACGGTGATCAAGTCAATCAAGTCAAGTCAATCGAAGGGGCGATTTTTTCGCCCCCTCATAATTTATTATTATAAGCTTGATACTATTTGCTCGAAGTATTTTTGATTGTTTATAATACTTTGAGGTACTTTATTATCTTTCATAAACTCTCTGTTAGATGAAAGCATTTCCTCATAGAGCTTCTTTTTAGATTTAATGATATACTGAGGCACATCTACTAACACATTAGCTTTTTTAAATCTAAGGTTAGCGGTTGTATCGTACTCGATATCCACTTTTCTATATTCATTATCGAAGGCTTGTTTGATAGTTGAACTAAGTCTAGCTTTTTCATAAATGTTGAAAGACTTAGATTTATTTCTTTTAGGATTGAACAATCTAAAAAGAACTTTTTTGTCTGCTATTCCTCTAAACGATAGAGGTATTTTGTTTTCTACTAACTTTGTCATATATTTCTTCTTTCTGTTTTAGTTAATATCTGTACAGTATAGATATTTTTATACACAATTAAACAAGAATATAATTATATTGTTGTTGATATATATACTCCTGATCCTCGTTGCTCCATCTTGCGCCTTTGATCCCTACTGATCCTTTGATCCTTGCTGATCAACTAGGCACAAGCACCACAAGTCAAGTCAATCAAGTCAATGACTGCGGCGGCGTGTTATTGTATGTTGTGTGTTATATTATATTATTGTATGTTGTGGTCTTTCTCTATCTTGTCTAGGTATGTTGACATCTCATCATCGTTCATTGCGTCAAGTGTACTATGTTGTACTTCTTTCTTCTCAATCAAAAACCCTAACAGTTGGGCCTTCAACCTTATCGCATTGACCGCGGCGGAATATTGTTTCTTGCTACAAGCATCTTTGTACACCACATCTAGCTTTTCGACCTCTTGAGACACGCTTTCACCTGTCAAGCGCCTCGCATCAACCCTTAATCTATCGATGTACTGGATAATCTTATCTTTCTTTAAGTTTCTTGCGGCTTGTACATGAGCAGAAGTTTCAGAGTAACCTGCGTCAACAGCACTGGTTCTTTTACCTTTTCCTTGTGCTATACCCTCACAGAACTTCTTTTCCATTGAGGTTAAGGTTGCTTCGTTAGTCTGATGAATCTGGTCTATAGTTATCGCCATAATTATCCTACTATAACGATTATTTTATGATTGTAAATTAAAGATTATTCTCTTGTATGATTGTTTCTTCTATAAAATAATGGTCGTGATATTGTTTTCCGTTGTCGATAGTATATAGATAATAACTTCCTAAGGCGCTATCGTGCTCTAATTCGAATGTGCCAACCTTTTTATTATTATAGAAGATGTTTCCACCTTCTTCTTCGTATCCACACTTATCTATTACTTTACCTTTTTTATTTTTAAGAATTAAACTCATGATTGTCTCCTATATTATATTAATTTCTACTTCTTTGATTACGCATGTCTCACCAGTATTACTCTCTACGAAATCTCTGTGTTCTTCTGCTGATGCTTTATCTAAGAAAATAGAAATTGATTCGTATTGCGACTTTTCTTTGTTGAAATCTAAATTAAATCTACTAGGAAATGCCATATAAGTTACTGGGTCTTGACTGATTTTTTCTTTAGGTCTAAAATCTAAATTATTAACTATGTAGCCCCATACTTTCTTTTTAGAAATGTCCATACTTTCTCCTTTTTAGTTAGTTTTTACTAAATTTAAAAATATAGAATATTAATCTTTGTTATACCAAGATATTTCTTTTAATGTATCTTTGTAAACTTGATTATCCTCTGGATACTTACTTATTAAATTATTGAGTGTTTTTCTCTCTGATTCAATAGTGTTGTAAGTTTCTTCTTCTATAGTGATGGTAACTTTTCTAATTGTTGAATAATCTTCGTTAGTGCTGCTTGAATCCCATTCTGCGTCCGCTTCTGCTTCTTTATGCGAAGTGTATATAGGTAAGATTTCTGGTCTAAAATCTTCTTTTTGTTTGATATCCATTTCTGGTTTTAAGAAGATAGTATTGTGTAATCTTTTATTTGTATCTATTGGTTGAGTATCTTTATCGTTAAATTTTAAAACGATGTATCCAGTATATTCCATTAGGCTCTCCTTTTTAGTTAGTTTTTAATTAATCTAAAAATATAGAATAGAAACTAAGGTTAAACAATATATTTTATTTATTTTTCCATTCTGGATAATCCTTGTATATTTGAGGCATGTTTTTCTTTATCATTCTTGAAACATCTACTTTTGATATATTATAATATTTCTGTCCATCAACAGGATATCTCCCTGTTTCGTCCATTGTAGGATCAACTATATATTGTCCATCGAATTCGAACCCTAACATACCATCTGATATTTCACTGATTCTTGGAGATTTTTGAATGCTATTCATTTTAAAATCTTTAGGTAATACAGTTTTGTTGTGTGATTTTACGTCTATAAATTTACTCATACTCCTCCATCTCTTGTTGCTTTTACTTGTGCGTCTACTCGTTGAACATTTCTCTCTCTTTCGTGATATTCTTCTCGTTTGATACGGTCGATTTCTGTAAGGCAACTAGCTTTTCCATCAACATTTAATATCTTATTAAAAGTTGTAATGGTTTTACCTTCTAACTCTATCTTCCACACATTATCTTTTTCGAAGATATCATACCCTCGATATATTCCTTCTAATCGTTTCATATGTCTCCTTTATTAAAATTTAACTTATTTAAATAAAATAAATAAATAATAACAAAATTATACAATATTATTCTATCGTTTGACTATTAAGATGTAGTGTAGATATATCGCAAGTATTAGGGTCTACATCGGTAATCATTCTATTATGCGTTTCCTCTAATCTTTTACTAATGATTCCTACTGTATAATGTAATAAGGGAAACTGTTCTTTTCTTATTGCCATTACATCAAAGTCTTTTAACACTTTTTCTTGTTCTTCACTAACATAGATAGTTAGTTTTTTATATTTGTCCGCCATTATTATGCTCCTTTATTCGTTGAGGTATTACTTTATCCATATCGCATTGATCGCAACACACGCCTTCTTCGTATTTTGCTAGTGGTTCAGGATTATTTCCCCAACCAGCAAAACTTTCTTTACACAAGACACATACTTGTGAGTTATCTCTGTCCATAGCTTTCGCTTCTTCAGAATCTATAGGATCTCTCATTATTGGTTTATCATCCATTTATTCTCGCCTCCTCTATGTTTATTACTTTTATTCCGTATGGTAATTTTTCTACTGGATCATCCTTAGATTTCCATGTAGCTTTATAGACAATAGTACTTGCTTTAAAGTCTTTCACATATTGAGCATAATCTTCTTTAGACATTTGCTCTTTGTATTTAGTAAACCAAGCTTTTGCTACGAAGTCTGCAATAAATCTTTTAGACATTAGTTACCTCCACAATATCGTATTTATCTCTCATATTTTTAGAAGGACCTGGCTTTAAACTTATTTGTTTAAAACTAGGCGCAGTATCATGTTCTAAAGGTGTAAACATTACATCGAAACCATAGTAACATTCTAAATACCAATCTTGAATATTGCCATGCATTTTATAACTACTAGGTTTAGATCCTAAAGAATATTCTACTCCCCAATCATGTGGACCTGCTTCAAAACTAACAACAATAATTTTATCACTATTAGAATCATTATTATAATCTTTGTAAAGTGAGATATTAGTTTCCCAATCTGGATCCATACCCATTGCTTTACAATTTTTATCTATCGCAGCCTTAAAACTTCTTGCTGCAGTTAACATATCTACTTTTTTAGATACAAAATCAGGTAATTTAGATAACATACTAATACCACTCCGATTTAACTTCGTGAGGTATAAAAATAGCTGGTCCTAATATTTCTGGATAGCCATCTTTTGTAGATAAAAAAGAGGCTGCTTTATTTTTCTTTATACCTTGTTTATATGTAGCTTCTTCATCAACTAATAATACTCCAGTTGATAGTACAACTCTTTCTACCCAACCTTTTACAAAAGTCTGTGCTTCTTTTAGAGAAGGATCATCTTCTGTTTTCTTTATTCTTTTAAACATATTCTACCTTTCTATTAATTTATCTTAAAATTAAGAATAAAATATTTTTTAGCAATTAAAACAATATTATTATAAGGGTTGCCATTTACCATTTTCTTTATAAAACATTTTAGTATGACCACTATTAGTTTCCATTATATCTAATGGATCAAACTCTAAATTACCATAGTACATTCCGTATTCTTTATCTAAATCATCGTCATCACAAGTGTAAAATTCTACACCAGTGTCAGCCATTTTCTTATAATGTTCTTTTACTCTCGTTTGTTTAGTAAACACAGAAAAGCCTTCATTCATATCTTTAGTACAAACTCTTATCCACCTATCTATGCTTTTAAAATAGTAACACCAATCAACTTTATCTTTTTCTACCATTTATCACTCCATAATCTTAATAAGACAATTGATACAATCATTGCTAATAAAAATAATTCCATTATAGCAAATCTCTTGATATATGTATTTCAGGACATAATCTATTAATAAATGTTAATAAATACCACACTGCTAAATCGTATTTAGCACCTCTAGTTTTACAAAAGTGAAAAGATATATCTTGCTCTTTGTAATTTCTCTCTGCTTCTGTAGTTGCTTTTTGAGTAAAGAAAAAAGTTTCGCAACTTCCATCGAACACTATATTATCAATGCTAGAACTATCTTCAATAAGATCACCAGCAACTGGTTTTACATATTCCTCGTATTCTTCTTTGATTATTTTCCACTTACCTTGTGGTATATCTGTTTTCTGTCTCCAATAGTTTGTATATCCCATATTCTTCCTTTCTAGTTAAATGGTAACGAATAGAAAAATGAAAACAAAACTATTCGCTACCAATATTATAAGTATAATTTAAAGATTATCAAATTATACCGTATAATTATTTTTTAAGAGTAAATGTTGCTTTAGCAGATTTGCCTGCTCTGCCAGCTTCATCTATAATTTCTACAGCAACAAAGCCTCTTTCTCTATCCCAATCAAGGTCGATAGTCTTTCCGCCGTTTGCTAAAAAATCTCTAATCTTTAAACCGTTTTTGTAAAGATTAAATCTTTTCCAACCACCACAGCCTTCTCTCTTAGGGTTTTTATCTACACATATCTGAATTCTAGAATCCTTATCATATTTATAAGTTCCCTTATAATCTTTAGGATCCATAGCTTTAACCTTAGCTTTAGGTTTAACTACCTCAGATTTTGTCTTTTCAGTTACTTTAGGCTTTACGGCCAGATTTATATTACTCATATTCTACCTTTCTAGTTATTATTAATTATTCTTACTCTAATTTGCTCTATTTAATTAATATACAATAAAATAAAACAATAAACAAAAAGAGTAAAAATCACTTCTACTATACGGTATTATAAATAAATATTTAAATAAACAGAAAAAAGTCCTCACGGCAGCCTCGGGTTAGAAGAAAAGGTATTGGAGGTATTGGCTCCAGTAAAGTGCCAATACCAGTACTATCCTTTAGTACCAATGATAATAGTCAAAAGGTATTGGTATTGGCTCTTTTGAGATTATTTGAAATATTTTTTTTTATTTTTATATTTCTATATAGTATAAACCACAAGTATGAATATGACAGCTAACACAAATAAAATAAAATCTAGAAAATATAAAAACACTTAATTATCCCTTAAATAAGTTAAAAAACTCTTTATATATAGAATATATCTAATGAGTACAAGTATTACTACTGTTCGTTCCTATTTAATTCAAGAACAGATAATACTCCTGAAACAACGTCACTTGCTGCAGCAGTAATTGATAAACTTTCTGATTCCTGAAGGATCAACGGCCCTTTTAACAAGTTTGTTGAAGTATTACTCAAGATAGTTTCCACAGCAGTATTATAACTTGTTGTTAAATTATTTGCTGTAACAGTAACTTGTACATTAGCTCCAATATTAACAGCTTGAAGTGTTTTAATAATAGCTCGTGTATCAGAAGGTACAGAATAAAGTAAATTAGCTCCTGTATTAGCTAAAGCAAACATTTCATTTTTATATATATTAGCCATCTATCCTCCTAATAACCATACTTGTCTTTCTCTCTCATCATTCTGGTCTTTAGGATAAGTAGAGTTTAAAATTTTTACCATGTCTTGTAAGTCTTCAATTAATTGATTAAATTCATTTGCTGCATACTTTTCAGGTGCAGAGTTTAGTCGTGAGATAGGTATCTTAGCCATATAGCTATGGTAATTTAAAACTTATAATTTGTACAGTAGAACTATTTGTGTTCTACTACTTCTTTAATTTCCCGTTCAACAGTTTTTACCTCTTTAGAGATATTTACCATTTCAACAGTAACCGCACCATTAGAAAGTAATTCGCTAGCCCACTTGGCTTCTAGCTTCATCTTTTGGTTCAGTTTTTCCATCAGAGCTTCGCTCATATTTGTACTCCTCTATAGTCAGATAGTTGGCGTTCTCGGGTTGATCTTTAGTTTGATCTTCCCATTTAAAGGTACCAACGTGCTCAGCCCACAGAGCTTTTGATGCTGCATCTAAATTGTCAGCTTCAACAAGCCCTTTGGCGTAATATCCACAACGCCAAAACTGAAAATATACTAACATTATATGAAACTGTTAGCATGTTTTAGTGTTTTTGTAAAGCTAATTAAACCAGTGTGGTATCTGATTTTTCCATGTAGCAAACTCACGTTTGTGAGCTCTGTAGAAACCACGATAAGCAGTAATAGAATCTTCTCTTTTACAATCGTCAGGCATACATTGTGGTGGTTCTAAAAAACCTACATTCTTATCTATATTTTTAGGAAGATCAGATAATTCACCTCTTAACTTTTTCCAAGTCAAGTGAACTTTGCCGTAACGATTAGTATATTCTACACAAAGATAATGCCACAATTTCCATAACCATTCGTAATGTTCGCTTGAAGAACGTACCCATATATTAGATGGATGATTTACATGAGAAGCTTTATAAATGAGAGTATCACGCTTGTAATCTAAAGTCCATACTCGTACTTGCGTTTTACCACTCTTGCTTGATCCACGGCCCTCTACGCCATCTAAAAGCCGGTGTGCTGTCGATAGTAGCTGCGCATATTCTATAATCATTTTAAGAACGTGCTTATCGCAATGATAAGTTGCACAGATATCTGGATCTTTATGTAAATAAAATATATTCATAATAGTTTATAATAATTCTAAATTACTCATATTCTACAACTTTAACTTTATTATAAATTTCGTTGTCATGTGGAAAATAAAACATAAGCTTATTATCATATTCTCCTTCTAACTCAGGTCTAATCATATGTAACTTTATTTCTATTAACTGTTCATATTCTCCAAATACTTTTTCTCTATCAGTATAAACTTGATTAGTGACACAAGTACCTGTCATATAAGAATAATTATAATCATAGCTTGTTACAGTATGTTCGTGTTCTTCGAAACGATATTTTTTACCAACAACACAATCTTTTATTTTTACATATTTAGTCATATTTCTCCTTTCTTTAATACCATTGATTTTTACCATCGATGACTATGTTTTCTATTTTATGAACTTCTCTATTAGGACTATCTTCATAATAACTATCTTCAATAACTTTTAGTCCATAAATTCTTTCGTCAGAAAAAATTTCTTGACTATCGTCAGATTTAGCTAATTCTTTAAATCTATCTTTTCCAAAATCCCATAACTCTTGATCTACAATTTCGTATTCTTTCTCGCATGGAGTAATTACTGAAAACTTAATCTTTACTTTTTGCATATTATTCTCCTTTCTGATATTGACATATATATCCTGAAACATATAAGTCGTTGTATTTATTACTATTATTATTTCTAAAAATTATATTTTTTTCGTACCAATTGCTACAAGATAACTCTTCATAAGATATTATACGGCGCAACTCATAATCATTTCCACTATTAAGAATGACTATTAGGTACAATATAACTGTTTTCATTTTAACAATTCATCTATCTCCGATCTTAAATTTCTTAATTTTTGTCTAATCTTATACTCATTAAGAGCATAAAAAGATGGATTATTTCCGTCCATTATTTTTTGATCTATATATATTGAGTAATGTTCAGCGTGCGGTAAAGGTATAAAACTTTGATTACCATGTTCTTTCCTTGATCCACGACCCTTTAGTCTTAAACTATATCTACCCTTATGTAGATACTTTTTCATCTGATTAATAAATGCCCAACCCTCTTTAGAGTTAGGCACGTTAGTTAAAAAGTGTACACACTTATTTGCTTTCGCTTTTCTTGCTGCTTTAGAAAGTGCAGCTTTACTCCAAAATTTATGATGTGTCATTGGAGTACCACAGTTTCTTATTGCTTTCATTACATCTTTATCATCCATTACTTTCTCCTTACTTTTTTATCAAATGTATATTTGATTATTTTATTAACTTCTTCATCTACTTGTTCAGATAAATAATAAACTACAGGACACTGTTTTAACCACTCGTCAAACATTTTAGAAGTGTCTGTTGCATACTTTATTTGTTTATTTTTAGTCTGAACTTCTAGTATTTCTTCTTGTGTTTGATCTACCATTACTGCAAACTACTCTTATCTTTGTTTTTATCTAATACTTTTAATTTACCATAAACACTTAAAGGTATATCTAATTGATATAACTCTCCGTTATAGTGTTCGAAAAGTATTCTATGTCTATCGTCAGCCATTCTAATTGAAAAATGGATTGGCCATTCTTGATCTTTATCGAACTTGGTTACATCTTCGAACTCGTGTTTCTTAAAATGTCTAGGCCAGTCTTTAGTCCTGGCAATAGCATTAGAGTAAATGAGTTCATCTCTTTTAATTACTAAGTGTGGCATTAATCGTTCCCTTCTATTATATCATTAAGTTCTTCTAAATCTGCGCCGTCATCGCTAAAGTCAGAAGCTTCTAAGCCTAAGCCTGCTGCGGCATCTGCTTTCTTAGCTTCTTCTTCGTTCCATTCTTTATCTGATGGCCAGCCATTAGGTGGTGCGTTATCTTTATTAATATCTTTGATAATCTTATCTAACTTTTGTATAGTCATACTATTCCTTTCTATTTTTTTATTACTTTATAATTTTTAAATTAAAAAATAATCCATAAAAACAAGAAAAAATAATACGATAGATAGTATATAAAAGAATACAACCTGCTCTATAAATCGTTCTAAGTCACACTAATTTAGTGGATTGTAAACTCTTTCTCTATATTTTCTTGATAACGTGGAATTTTATTTTTATAGTCAATAATTTCAAAATCAATAAAATTAAAATTTTTCATGTTATCTATACAGAAATCAAAGAAACGATTGACACGAGGAAAATAAGGTTCTATATCAAATTGTGCAAAAGAAAAGTAAAGATGTTTATCAGGTTTTCTTTTAGTGGAGTAAGTAAATGTAATCCAATAGTTTTGAGTAGGAAGTGACATTAACTCTTTGTATATTGGTTCTTTTTTTATTCTATTCATTAAATAATTTCCTTATATTCACACATAAATTTAAAATAAGCACCCATACTGTTAACCCATTTTCTATCAAGATTAGTAATCATTTTATAAGAATAATTATAACCATAAGATGTACAATCGTACATATCGTTAAACATTATATTAGGAGTAGGTATAATTTTACATTCAGTGCCTGGAAGACTACTACATAAATACATAAATAAAAATACTTTAGTCATTTATACATCTCATTATTAAATTTTTTAAAACAGGATTACTTTTAAGAATAGTATAATATTGTTCAGTAAGTGATGCTACTTTTTCTTCACCGTGTGGTCCTACATGAAAATTATTTAAAGCCATAATGATATGAAATATTTCGTGAAACAAAGTTTTACCAAGTATTTGTTTAGTTAAACCTTTTCTAATAGTGAGAGTATTATCGTTGAAAGAATATAAAGCATAATCTTCAATCTTTTTAAAGATTACTTTAGTTGTAGTGTTTTTATATTTAATCTCTGTTAGTTTCATAGGGCCAATCTCTTGACCCTATTATAACAATTAACGACCCAACATTCTAGACTTAGTTCTAGCATTTATCTGCGTATTTATCCCTATTCCATCGCCTTTTTCTGATCCACGGCTGTAGGCTACTCTATCTCTGATACTCATTCTTGAAGGAGCACTTCTTAATCGAATACCTTTTTGCTCTAGCCATTTAGTAATAGCCATTTGCTCGTTCTTATAAAGAACTGGTAAACCATCAGGATTTCCTTGAGGAATATACTCAGGAGCAATCTCGTTATATCTATCATTTAATCTACTTGATAATTTAGAAGCAGCGCCTTGTTTAAAAGCATGAGCCATTTTATTAATAGCAGCACGACTGCCTGGAACTTCTCTAAATTCTTCATCAGCTAATCGTTCTACTGTATTAATAAAGTATTTACACATCTCTGTAGCTACCATTCGATTAGATTTTCTACCTACAAAAGTAATAACTTTAACTCTCTTGTAGTGTGTATCTAATTTCATTGTAGTATAAGTCTTACAAAAATACAGTTTAGCTGTAGCATTTCTTATATAGCCTTTCCATAAATCTCTATCGACCTCTACATCTTCGCTATCCATAGGTTCTACTTGATCTTCATCTTTAAGATCAGCAATAGATAAGTTGTGTTCTTGAAGTAATTTCTGAGCTTTATCTGCAGCTAACATTGCTTCGTTCTCAGAAGCGCCGTTTTCAGTAGACATTTTTAAAAGCTTTTGAATTCGCTTCAATACACTTTCTTTTTCTTCTGTCATATTCTACCTTTCTAGTTAATAAGACGATTATTAATGGCCCATGTACGAATACCCGGTACTTATATAATAATCGCTTATTTTTACTTTATATTATTTTTTTCTCTATTAGACAATAATATTCTCTTTATGTTCCAAAGTCTTTATATAGTCTTTTAAGTTAATTTCTGCTTTAAAATTCAATAACTTATTGTTTTTGTTATCTATTTTAACAGACTTAAATCTTTCTCCTTTTTGTTCTTTAATAAATTTAATCCTATGATTAAACATTTTAGCAACTTCAATTACACTATAACTTTTTTCATTCCCTAACATATATTCTTTATTTAAATTTTTCTTCCAGGCTTTATATATTCCATTCACTATATCATCTATATGAGTAAAGTTTCTTCTTTGAGTTCCAGGTTTTACAATGGTTAAAGGTTTTTTATTTCTATATTGATCTTCAAATATACCTACGACAGTTGCCATATTACCAGTACCAATTTGACCTGGTCCGTAAACATTAAAGAAATAAACAATTTCATATTTAAGATTAAACCATTGATGATAGTTTTTAATTAAATTAACATTATGAAACTTACTATAAGCATAAGGAGATAAGTTTTCTTTGTTATTAAAAGTACTTGATGAAGCTGAATACACTAATTTAACGTTGTTTTTACTACAGTATTTAACAACTTCTAAAGTTCCTTTTATATTAAAATCTAAACAATCTTCTGTTTTATAAAAACTTTGATTGATTCTTGAAAACTCTCCAAAATGAAAAATGGTATGTATCTTTAACTTTTTTAAAATAGAACTGATGTTAATAGAATTATCTCTAATATACAAGACTTGTTTAAATTTTCTTACACCTGAATATTCATTATCAATAACAATTACAGTGTAGTTTTTATTAATTAAATATTGAACCAAATTGCTTCCAACAAAACCACAACCACCTATAACCACAACAGTTTTCATTTTTTACTTAATACTTTTTTAAGATTTTCCCAATCTTTTGCTAAAGCCATTTTTTCCCAATCATCTCGACTTACACCTTTAGCTAAAGCTTCACCATCGTTGCTGTCAAATAAATAAATTTGTTTATCCTTTTTCACAATTAAGTAGACAAGGCCACCATTGTAGGAGTAAGACTTGTGCCATGCGATTTGTTCTATACTCAGTTTTAGCTTTAATTTGGTCTTTTCTCTTTTGGGGGACTGCAAATACTTACCTTCTAGCCAGCCCGAAACTCCATCAACACAATAGTGTACATCTGGAATACCACGTTCAATCGAAGTTTCTATACGTTGGATAAAAAAATCATTTAATTTTGATCTGATCGTCTGCCAGATTTGTTTTTCCATTTTCTATAATACTTATTTTATTAATGTTATTTAATTTTTCTTGTAATTCATCTTTTTGTTTTCTTACTGTATCAAGTTCAACAGCTAACTTTTGAATAGCAATAGTATTTAAAATACTATTTTCTCTCCATTGTTTTCTTTCTGCTTTAATTAAATCTAATTGAGTTTCACTTATCATGTGTTTTTTCCTATAGGTATGTATTTTACATTTTCATGTACTTCTAAATATCTAAACGGATCAATGACTACTGAATCAGGCATAAAATAAAACTCTTTCCACACTTCGTGTTTACAACCAATAAAAAATAACTGTGGAACTTTATCCCATTCATATTCTTCTTTTACTTTCATTATGTTGTTATCGTCAACCCAAGGATCCCACATTCTTACTGTCTCTCCTTTTTCTTCTAAAATATTTTTCAACAATATAGATGGACTACCTGTTTCAATATTAGTTTCAGGTTTAAAAGTTTTACCTAATATATTTATTTGTTTATCTCCTTTATTTTCTATAATTAAATCAGCTAACCATTCAGTTTGATTTTCTCTCTGTTTCATAATATTATCATACCAGTTGTAAGATAACTTAAATTTGCGAGCTAGATAACTGAGAGCTATATTATCTCTAGGGTGACAACCACCTCCATCTCCCATACCTCCATATAAATATTTTTTACTTATAATTCTATTATCACATTTAGATAAAGCTTCTGTTACGTCATCAACATCAGTATTAGGTAAATGATGGCAAGTTTCCATAACTGTATTCATCATAGCAATTTTAGTTGAAATAAAAGTATTATAAACTACTTTAATCAATTCTGCATTTTCTAAAGTTGTTTTATGAAATGGAGCTTTATTAATAGTCTTATAAAATTTTTGAGCCTGTTTTGCTGCACCCTCGTCATCTACTCCAAATAGAATCATTTCACTAAATAAAAAATCTTTAATAGTAGTTCCCATTGCTATAAAAAATGGGTTATAACAAAGTTTTAAATGAGTGCCAAGAATTGGTTTAATAAACTTTGAAATAGTACCAGGCAAGACAGTAGAAATAATAATAACAGTTTTATCTTTCCCTTGTTTTTCGATTTCTTCATTGAGTTCCTTTATTCCATTGATTAAAAATTCATAATTAAAATCAGCACGTTCTTCAGGAATTCTTGTAATACCTTCATACTTTTTTTCATGAGGAGTTTGTATCGGTACAAATATAATATCTGATTCTTCAACAATTTTATCTAAGGGTTTTAATTGAAGTTTAGATGTTTTTAATAATTCTTCAGCACCTTCTTCTCTGTAAGATAAAGTTTTAAATCTAATATTTCTTAATGTAGTTTCATTAATATCAGTTCCGATGACTTGATGTCCTTTACTTTCTACAGCAAGAGCTACTGGAAGTCCTAACTTACCTAGTCCTAGAAATCCTATTTTCATACTTTTTTAGCTTATTCTCAGCTATTTTTCTTTTGGTAGTTTCTAATTCTAATTGTTTTTTTAATTCATCAATTTTTAATCTCAATTGTAAATTAGAATTAACACCTATTTTCATTTACTTTATAGTACCCCAACTGTCTCCTTTCTCGACATCTACCGTTAAAGGCACTTTCAAATCTACACAAGTTTTCATGATTTGTAAACTGTCTTCAAAACATTTTTGTTTACCATGAGGAACTGAAAAATCTAATTCGTCATGTACTGTAAGTTTTAAATCAATCTCATCTAATAATCCTGCTTCATATATTTTAATCATTGCTGCTTTAGTAATATCAGCAGATGATCCTTGTATTAAAGCATTCATTGCTGTATGAGTATAAGCTCGTTTAAGTTCTTGTTTAGGATAATGAGAATGTGCTTCTGATAAAGAATAAGCTCTCTCACCCCAACTGTCTCTAGGTTCCCACATATTAAATCTTCTTTTTCTACCTAATAAAGTTTTAATGTAACCTCTAGAACTTGCCACATTAGAAACCTGTCTTGATAGTTCTTTTACAAAAGGAACTTTATCATGATAACGATTAAATAATTCATAAGCTTGATCACTATCTAATCCTAATTCTGAGGCTAATTTTTTATTTCCCATACCATAAAACAAACCTAAATTAATAGTCTTAGCTTGTTTTCTAGGTATACTAGCCATAGTTGCAACCATTTGATGGAAATCTGTTTTATCATTTTTATTAAATTCATCTTGAACTTGCATAGCTGTTTCCATTCCTTTAAGACTAGCATAGTGAACTAATACTCTTGGCTCTTGTTGAGAGTAGTCAGCACAAACCCATTCGTCACCTTCTTCAGGTACAAATAAACCTCTGATTAACGGTCCAAGTTCAGGGTCTCTCGCTGGTACTTGTTGAAGATTAGGATATTGAGAACTAAATCTACCTGTAACAGTACCCATTGGATTAAAGCCACAATATATTCTTCCATTAGAAGCTTTATCAATAATCATATTCTTTACAAATGTATTTCTAATCTTGTCTAACTTTCTAACTTTTAAGATACTTTTACTAACATCATCACTTTGAGTTTCCAACCAACTTGCAGTGAAAGATGGAGTACCTTTTGCGGTGTGTGTATAACTAATATTATTTTTATCATATGCTTCCTTTAAAGAGGCGTTTGCCCATACATTAACTTCGGTACCTCCTAGTCTATTTAGCACTGATTGAACTTCTACTTGTCTTTTTTCTAATTCACTATAAAGTTTATGTGCTTTTTCTACATTTACCTTAACACCTTTTCTTCTCATGTGAAATAGAACAGGTATAAGTCTAGATTCAAAGTCAACAATATTTTCTATTTCTTCTCTTTTAATTCTAGCCTGTTGTTTTTGATATATACCTAAAGTAAGTAGAGCATCTTCTTTTGCATACTCGCTTACTTCATTAGCATGAAGTCTCCATAAATTTTCTTTTACTTTAGCACGTTTACCAAACTTATAGAGTACAGCTTGTGCTAGTTCAACTTCGTATTTAGATTTTCTTAAATAAAAATTAGCAAGACTATCTAATGAATACTTTAATTTATTTTCATCTATTAAGTGTTCTATCGTTTGAACGTCACATATCTTGTGATGACGAGTAACGGTAAGGCGACTATCCAGTGAATAAAGCCACTCTAAGTCATACATGGCATTAGCAAATATAAGCTTTTTATTAGATTTATAGATATAATCCATAAATTCAATTACTTTAGTTTTATTTAAATTACCTCCACCTTCGTGGCCTATTGGAAAATATTCAGTATAACCACTGTCTGTTGATATAGATATTCCAGCAATGTGGCCATCTTTTCTAAAACCACCAGGACCCATAGTTTTTAAATTAGGATCACAGGTCTCTGTATCTATAGCTATGAGTGTAGCTTCATTTATTTTATTTATATTAAACACTAATTAAGTCTTTCTAAAACTACACTTTTACTAATGTATTTCCATTCTCTTCCACCTAATATCCATAATTTTTTAGCATCTCTATGAACATACTCTTCACAAAATATAATATGTTGAGTTGAAGTATTAAGAAGTAACTTGACACAATGAATACAGGGAGATAGAGTACAATAAACTCTATCTATTTCATGAACGTCTTTACATTGAAGTAAAGCATTTTGCTCAGCATGTATTGCTTCACATTTATCTAAATCTGTACCTGATTTAGATTTAGCACCTGCACAAGGTTTATCTGTACAATGAGTAAAGCCACTTGGATTTCCATTATATCCTGTAGCTATAACATGATTTTTTTTATTAACAAATATACTACCAACTTTTCTACGTGCGCAAGTACCACGTTCAGAGACAAGTAAAGCCATTTTTAAAAAATAAAAATCAGATACTTCCCTACCCATGTGTAATGAAATCTATTTTTTGAAGTCTTGATTTATCTTTTGATACAGGAGTATAATCTGCTGCTTCTCTTAAATTAGATATAAATTTTTTAGGACTATCTTTATATTTTTCAATAAGACTGTTAAATGATATTTCACTTTCGTCATGATAATTACTATTAAAAATACTATCTAACTTTTTAAAGTCATTTTCATAAATATGTCTACTACCTGCTTGTATATTTAAACTTCCTAACTTACATTTTAATCCACGAAAATTTAAACAACAAGCTATATAAAAAGATATAGCACTAAAGTTAAAAGTATCATAAGGAGTTCCTAACCAGGCGTCATTACTTCTCATTGTAGCAACGGTGTGTAACCATAAATCATCACTTGCTTCTCTTAAAAAGAATTGTAGAGATAGAGTACAAGGAATATCTTTACTTGATCTAGGATTCTCTCTCCATATGTTTAATACAGCCTGTCTACTATCGTTATCTTTAATTAAAGTATCAACTACATATGAAGTTTGAGTTATAATTTTAGGACCATATGCTCCAAAGAAAGTTATTCCATCGTCACTAAATCTTTTAACTCCATCTACATATTTACTTACACTTTCGACATCGTTTCTACCTTCTAACATCCATGCTGCTTCGCCAAACATAAAGCTATAAGATAGTTTTCTTTCAGGTATAGTAATAATAGGATCATCCATATCTATTATCCAGCTGTTGTTTAGCTTTTCAGTAATTTTTAAACCTCTTGGCTTACATATAAAATCAGGTTCTCTATATATTTCCCATAACTTTTTTTTATATTTTAAATTTATATCTTTCATATTTGTAATACCATTGACCTTTCTATTATTTTATTTGAAAATTCATCTAACTTATGACCATCTTTAAACATGTCATATCTAACAAAATTATCTCTTTCTCTTAATGGAGAAATTTCACTTAAAAAATTAGACCTAGTAGGTTTACCAAACCAATGCTGATAATAATAGTCGACAACGTCATCAATATCATGATACTCTTCATGTCGTTTTTCTCTATTAATTCTATGATTTTCTTTAACTCTTGCTGTATCTTCTGGTATACACCATACATATAAAGCTCCTTGATTATTTAAAGTTTGATATATTTTTTTAGGATTATAAGAAGGACCTGATCTATAAATATAAGAATAACATTGTTCACTTGGCCAATGTCTATCTAATAAAACTAACTTACCTTCACGTCTTTTTTTACTTGCTAATCTAGCTGTAGCTGTATGCCACAATTTCATATTCTTATGAACTCTTAAATGCATATAATATGCATTAGGATTAGCTTTTTTAATATGATTAATTAAAGTAGTTTTACCTACACCATCTGGTCCGTCAAATATTATTATTCCAATAGACATTTAAAATATTCTTTCGTTCTTTCTTTATTCCAAGTATTCTTTATAAAACTTTCTTTCTGGTAAGATACAATTTCTTTTAATTCTTGGTCAGATTTATTTTCTATATTATCTATATCAATATTATATCCGTCACCTAATACTTTAGTTTCAGAAGGGTGACCTAGTAAAATAGATTCTGCATCACAAGCCATATTATATCTTACTCTCCACCAACCACTTCCATTTAAAGTATGAGAGTGAGGAGGACTTAGTATACCCCAATGTTTTCTATACTCTTGATATAGTTCGTGTTCTTTTAATCTAGTTTGACCTTCTTTAATGTTTCCAAAAGTTTTAATAGGCCAATTAAAAGTTTGTTTTTTTAACCAATTCATTTTACTTAAAAGACTAGCCATAACCCAAGCTTTTTCTTTTTCAACAATAGGTTCTTGACTAAATAAATCTACACCTTTAGGGTCATTTAAATAAGAATTAGTATGTGGTGAAGGATCCCAGTTAGTTATTTCTTTAGCTTTTAGTCCTAATGCTTCGTAGTTACCACCGTCATAAGCTGGAATTAATAACTTATGTGGCCATTCGTCAAAAGCAAAAGTATCAACTAAATCTTCAATTTCTTTTTTATAAGGTTGAGCTTCGTCCCAATAAGCTTTTCCTACAGGATTTCCTGCTTGAGAAAACTTTTTCCATATTCTCCAATGTCCTCTACTAAAAGTTCCAAAGCCAG